AAAAGGTAGATTATTTTTTGTATCTTGTTTAAGTGATAACTTGATAGGAAAAATGGCATGGTCAAATGTTTTGACTGCCATCCTTAGTAACCCGTTGTTACATGATTGTTATGCTAGTATCAATGTCACTAGTAGTTCAGAGTGGTATGGTTTGTATAACCACTTGACTGATTTTGGTAGAAGAAAATTGGTATTGGAAGTGGACCATGTTAAAATGGATGTCCACCACAGTATGATTTTCTTCTGGTATAAGTTATATATGAGGAGACAAGGAGAGTATATAGGTTATTCTGATGAAGAGATACGTGTAGGACAAGGGTTGTTTGATAGTTTAGATAATAAAATCAAAATCATCTTAAATACTTTGTTCGTGTATGTTAGTAGTTTGGGATCAGGGAGATTTGACACAGTGGTGGCAAATTCTATTATCTCTAAATTATTATTTACATATATATTTGTTAAATATTATATCGACAACGAAATTCCATTACCAACTATTGCTGAATTTAGGCATAAGTTGAGAATGGCGTTTGTTGGTGATGATACTCTAGTTTCAGTTAGTGAAGACATGACTTGGTTTACAGGTGAATATGTGAAGAAAGTTATGCGAGAACTTGGATACGAAGTTACTCCAGCAGAAAAAGGTGAGAAGATTATTTCTTTTAAGGACATTAGTGAAGTCACATTTCTGAAACGTAAGTTTAGAAGAGATGGTGATTTTATGATGGCTCCTTTAGCAGAAGAATCAATCTACAAAAGCCTTTGTTATGCTACGAAATCCTCTGTTAGTGATGAGGTTAGGTCAGTGCAAGTCCTGGAAGTTGCGCAGTATGAGATGTTTATGCATGGTAAGGAGAGATTTCTTTCTTTTAGTGTTGAACTAGAACAAGTAAGTGATATTAATTTTAAAAGATTCACTTATGAAGAACTCTATCAGAAGTATACTGATAGGGACTTCAAGTTCTGGCAATAAAATGCCTCTCATACTAGTCGTGGTGACTTAAAACAGGCCCGCGGATTGCGTGAATACCCCCTATGGTGGAGATAGGAATTTGGATCAAACCAGATAAACAAATGATTAGAATGTGCATAAAATTGCATTTAGGCTTACGAGCTGAACATTATTTATTTGATCACTTTGGAAAGAAGCGTATCCAAAGAAGCTATAAATTCTTAAAGAGCAATCGAGTTTCAACAACGAAACAATTGCTTGAAGTGGCAATTGTGGGTTAAATACTTCGCAGAATTAAATACAGATGAAATAAATATTAATACGGTGACTCATACACCGCTTGTTGGTTTATCCAATGAAAATCAAATTGAAATAAGTGAGAAAGCGCCAATTAAGATAGAGAATATGACGATGGTTGGTAACTTGCAACTTAAAGAGTATTTTGCAAGACCGATCCTATTAACTACTATAGTGGTTGGTACTTATACTGGTTTACCCTTACCGATATTTTATAATTGGAAGACGAGGGTACAGAATAAGTTAACGGGTTACAAATATTTTAGAGGTTGTTGTAAGATAACTCTGATGTATTCAGGTAATCCAACTGCTACTGGTACTGAGATTGTGGCGTTTTATCCTGAAGTGGCTCCATCGACAGCGTCGTTAGTTGAGTGGAGTTTACCAGATTTCTTTGAAGGAAGGGAATCGTATTGTACTAGACAGTTTTTACAGTTGCCACATCTACAGGTTAATGTAGAACAGAAGTGTAATGAAAGCATTTGCTTACCTTACCCAAATTCTACAGGTACTATATTAATAGCAACTGGTAATGATTGGTATATGAATAGTGTGACCCTGAATCCTGTAGTGTTGAATTCAGGGTTGACACCAAATCCTCTACGTATTGATGTGTATGTATCATATGAGGATGTCGAGTTGTATGGTCCTATTTTTGAGGAAGGGCCCGCAGAAGGAAGTGATAGACAATTGAGTAGAGCACTTCAATTCTCTAGTAGAATAGCTAGAGCTGTTGGTAGTATTTTCCCTGTGGTTTCACCATGGGAGAAGATCCTTAGTACAGCAGGTGATTTGGCCCATACTTTTGGGTGGGCAAAGCCAATTGAGGTGCCTGTGAATATGATGATTACACGAGCGAATACTAATATTTCTTATATGTCTGGGCAACCAGATTTTAGTGAAAAGTTGAGTATGTCCCCGTACTCAACTGTGGATGTTTCTGGTTATAAGATACCGCTCAATTCTGAAGATGATACAAAGATTTTAAGTATCGCTAAGAAATGGGGGCTGATTTGGACCACTAACATAGTTGGAGATTATGAGGTAGTGCCTTTGTTGAACTTTGACTCTAGTTTTGGAGTTAAAAGAGTGTTTACTCCGCTGGCTTATATGTCAATGGGTTTTATGTATTGGAGAGGAACAATAGAACTAAAGTTTGAATTTGTTTCCAATGCTCTTCTAAGACAAAGGGTGGCTTTGTATATTGTGCCTCCTGGTGCAGTGGCACCAACAACATACGTATCGGGTATACAATTATTGACAACAATAGTTGATATAGTGGGTAGAACTGAAGCTATAATTAAAGTACCATATTATAGTGTGAATAATTTTGAGAGTGTGAATTATTATTCAGGTTCTATTAATTATACAAGAGTTGCAATAGTTTATATTGCCCCAACTGATGGACAGGCTGGTACCCCTTCTAATATTTTCCACAATGTTTATATTAGAGCTGGTGATGACTTTGAGTTATGTCGCCCAACTTTAGGTAAAATTAGGGACTTTGTTGTAAAAGAAGGGCCAGTAATCTGTGAAGGTCCAGTTACCAAATTGACAATGGGAGAGGATGTTGAAGATCTTCTTGAGTTGTTTAAGAGACCAATTTACTCTTACAATTTGGCAATGGTTGCAAACACGACATATAGTTTGCCAATGTATGGATTACCTCCAAATGTGACCAGCTTTGGTTATTCCGGAAGTACTCCAATTTCGTTTAGTAGTGTACCTATAGAAGCTAGTTATTTAAGTTTTTATGGTGCATTATTTTTGGGTATGTCAGGTGGTATGCGTATAAAACTAGTTAGAG